GCAAGTCGCCATATGAGTGAAAACGCTGTCAGAGCGGCTATCAGGTCTTTAGGCTATGAGAACGGCACAATGACCCCGCACGGATTCCGGGGGATGGCCTCATCATTACTCAATGAACAAGGATGGAACCCGGATGCTATCGAACGTCAACTTGCACATAAAGAGAGTAATCAAATCAGAGCCGCTTATAATCGAACGGAATATTTACCTGAGCGTGTTAAAATGATGCAACGATGGGCGGATTACTTGGATGAACTACGTTTACAGAAAAGTGTTGTTTTGCCATTTGATCGACATAGTGAGACAGGATAATGACAGATACACCACGTAAAAAACTATCGATAACACGCAAGCCTAAGTCTGAGACCGCCACCAGTGCGGAACCTTCCCCAGAAGATCAGGCAGGGCAACCAGAGCGAACCATCAAGCGACCTGCTAAACGTCGCATTGTCCGCAATGATCTAGCCACCAAACGCAAGCCAGCACCGGCGACCGCTACCAAAGCAAAGAAGCGACCACCACGCAAGAATAAAAAAAAGGCGCTCGTTTCACCGTCTGACTTAAAGGCGCAAGCTTTAGACCTTCGCTTGCAAGAATTCGCAGTATGGAGCACGTTTGTTCCACTGGCGAAAGGCATTGATAAAACCATTTTTAAACTTGCCAATGATGAAGCCTTTGCCGGTGCATCGAAAAAGGTAGTGCAAAAGCTTCTGAGAATGCACACCAACCACGCGCGGTACTTACAGGCAGTTAGTCGCGGCGGTATGCGCTATCACTTGAACGGTTGGCCGGATGCTGCGATCACCGACCACGAAAGGCAGCTTGCAGCAAAGATGCAGGCGCAAAGGGCAGGGCGTGTGCTACCGAAGTAGTTCACCATTTATCAAATGACCATCAAATAAAAATCATAGCCGGACTTGTTCCGGCTTTTTTTTGTGAATTGTTGCGGTCATGTGCCACTAAACAAACTTTTTTCAGTCACTTCTCAAAAATTATGAAAATGAAGAAGAATGCAACCCTTTTGAAGTGAATAAGGTGTAACACTGGCTGTTACAGTTTTATAAGCAAAAGCCTTGTGGTTGCTAGGTTCTACAGGGGTTTAGGTTTACAGATCAGGTGACAAGTTGCACTCTCCTCCGCCTGCCGTGCGCGTGTGAATTTTTACCCGTATTTAGCCCGAAATAGGGTGCTTTTCACGGTTTCTGAATATTTATGACAGAGATTAATGCTTTACTCGGTCAAAGAAAGCAATCAAGTTAGTTATCTCATGCCGTGAGGCATTAACCAAATAGTAGAGATAGCTACATGCAAACAAAAACAAGAAAGGCTTACAATCGATATATCGAAAATGTTGCACGGATTAACGGTCAACCATTTGTTCTGAATCAATCGATGTATCAGTCATCATCAAGTCAGCAAAGATTATTCAAGTCACAAGGCGACAAGGCCGATTTTCTAAAGAAGATTAATCATGTGCTTGTTGAAGCACAGGTTGGTGAGCGCGTCGGAATAGGGGTGAATAGACCCGTCGCAAGTCGAACCAATACGGATGAAAAAGAGCGGGAGAGTAAAAGTATCGGTGAGATGAACCCTGATGAGGTTCGATGTGAGCAGACAAATTCTGATGTAAATATCAGTTACGCACTTGCTGACAGTTGGGCACATGCGGGTAATTTTCCGGAATTGTTTTCCGGGGCAGTTGTGGAGCAGATGGCTCGTGATGATTTGATGATAGGCTGGAACGGCAAAGTAGCCGCCAGAGAAACAGATATTGAAGCTAATCCAATGTTAGAGGATGTGAACATAGGGTGGTTGCAGAAAGTCGTTTCACGTTCACCAAAAAGTTACATGGGTTATGACTCAGATAGTCAACCAACCGATGATACTTACAAGGTGGGCGAAGGCGGACAATACAAAAGCTATGATGCTTTAGTGTTTGATATGCTGAGTAATTTGCTTGATTCTTGGCATCAAGGCTCGGACGATTTGGTTGTATTAGTTGGGCGTGAAGTCTGGGTAACGCAGGGGATGACGTTATTATCAAACAGTACCTTGCCAACTGAACGAAACGCTTTGAGCACATGGTTTGCAGCGCAGACACTCGCGGGAATGCCTTGTGTTATGCCTCCGTTCATGCCTAAGCGTGAGATTGTGATAACCAGCTATAGCAATCTGAGCATCTACCATCAGATCGACACATTACGCAGAACCATTATTGATAACCCTAAGCGTGATCGAATCGAAAATTTCAATTCAGAGAACAAAGCATATGTGGTTGAGGATTACGGCAAATTTGCAGGTATCCGAGACGGTGCCATCCTGATTCCTGATGGAAATGGTGGTTGGAAATAACCATGTTGTCACCAGCAGCGCAGCACGTTATCAAAGTAGCCAAGTCAGCAAAAAAACTACCGAATGAACGAGTGTTGAACGCTCATGAATCCGTGTTGTTTCATCAGTTTAAATCAGATCGGAAGCGACTGGCAGTGATTCGCAGCAAAAGCGCCCGAGATAATGAGAAGGTCAATGTACTGAAAAGTTATGAACAGTGGTCTGATGAGCTGATGAGGGTTGATGTGCTCAGCCGGGAACAAAAGAGCATGTTCGTTTGGTTATTGTTGTGGCGCGTAGATGTTGGGAATTGGCGAAAGGCGGTTGAAATGGCCGCTTTTGCCATGCACCACAGCATGGAAACGCCTGAAGCATTTTCCAGAACGCTACCTGAAACCGTAGCCGAGCAAATCACCGACGGTATCACCCAAAATGGCGACGTTGATAAACATCGTGCCGTTTTGGATGAGCTGGACGAACTGGTTGTTAATGCCGATATGACTGATCAAATCAGGGCAAAGCTTTATAAGGCGTGTGGTTTGGCGTGTATGGACACTGACACAAAACGTGCAAAAGCGATGTTTACACAAGCACTTGAGCTAAATCCTAGAATTGGCGTAAAACGCCTGCTTAAGCAGATCGACAAGCCGAAGGAAGAACAAAAAGATGATCATGCTGAATATGAACTGAGTGCCAGAGAAGCCGCGCGAGTGTTGGGTGTTAGTTTGCCAACGGTGCTTAGGTTTGCCAAACGCGAGATGAAGCAATTGCCTCATATTGTGATTCAGCAGGGTTCAAAAACGGCATATCGGTTTAAGTACGTGGATGTAAAGCGCTATAAGGTGCAGGTACTCGATACAAGATCATAGTCTGTACGACTATTGATAAATAGTAACAATGATAAATTTAATTTTTAAGGAACAATAATAATGATGAATAACTATGTATTGGCAGGCGTTGATTACTCGGAGCAAAGCCAACTGATTGACGCGATCAAAGCAAAATTACCAACACTGTTTGAGCAGTCACCGGATGCAAAAGTTGTATGGGACTGGATGGCCGAAAACGGCCACAAGAGCCGCTCAATGCTGGGGTGGGTTGAAAGCTTGCTCATGGTGTTGAATCAGCTTGATAGTTTTGTATCACCGTCTAGATTGCCTGATGAGTTGGTTGAATGGCGTGAAGCTGGGGTATCTGTTCAAAAATCGCATATTAAGGAAATTCGGCACTTGCTGGAGAACCTTGAAACCAAACTGGAAGCGTTTGGCGGTGTTTTTGGTAGCACGACGATTGGCCAGATGCTGGCGATGGTTTCCGTTGATCAGGAGCCAATGAGCGCCGATAAATGTCGGGAGTGGCTTACTGATACAGGGAGTGAGTTTAGTTCCGATATGGATGATGCTGATGTCATTGAGTTGGCTTTAAGCTTGGGAATGGTTTACGACGTAAAGACCACGATTAATAACAACGGTCTGAACCTTTGGAAGCTTAAGTTTGATAGCGGTGTTGATCTTTCAGAAGCCAACAATAGCGATTCGGATAAACACGGCTTAACGATGCTGCAATTGATCAATCTGTATATCTACAGTCTTGATGGTGTGCTAGATGTGGATGTGTTCAAAAAGGGCACTAGTCGCCGTGGTGAAGGTGAAAGTTTGAAGAGGCTTGAAGCGCGTGAAGGTGCGCGGGTTTGTAATCGTGTTTTTGCGCATGAATTTGATGTTGAGAAAACACCAACCCGATTGCTTGAAGCACTGATATCACTGCGGTTCACTGATGTAAAGGTAAAAAATTCGGATATTCATAACTGGCTACGCAGTGAATAGGAAAATTAGTAAAATTGGAAAAAATAAGGCGTGCTTACCGAGCACGCCTTTTTTATTTCTTACGATATTATTTAAGGTAGATAAGATAGAACGGGGCAGCATTCGCAGTGCATACCCCGTTGATTCACTTCAATGACAGAAACTAATGAAGGATTCCAGAATATGACAGATGAGACGGAGCACGACAAGCAGTATTCAAGTGGATGCGAGTTTACCGACGACTACCTTGATCGGAACTTTGAATTATTCAACTTTCCCGAAGATTATTATTTCATTAAGAAAATCGGGATTCGGCTTAGCTGTCATGAGGCGCTCATCTATTTGCAGTTACCAGTATTTCACCATCGTGTATATGAGGCTTTAAACCCTTGGCATGAAGTCAAAGCCGCTCTATATCACCTAAGTACAGCCAGTAGGAAAATAGTCTCAGTCAGGGAGACCAGTCAAAAAAAAATAGTATCCAGATGGGAAAGCTACCATCGGACGACTGATAGAGCCGATGGATTGATGAAAGTGAAAGACGTGGTGTTAATGGCCTTCCCATTGATGACTCGGGAAGCAGAGAGAATTGGGTTTGTTTTTAAGAGTGAAGTAATCAGAGCGATTCAAACTAAGATTATCAAGTCCGATAACTTGCCTGCTAAAGATATGTTCACTAATTTGACCCTTAGCGAAGAGGAAAAATTAAAGCGACTACAAGAGAAAAGAGTACGCGAGGACAGTTATCAGTATGCGGTTGTATCGCTTAATGAGTTAGAAGATGTTGCGGTTAAATATCTGGACTCTGAGGTTTTGATTGTGTTGCGAATCTGGCGGGAGTATCTCAACTCTATCCAGAAAGAACGCGAAGCCCTGAATCTGGAAAAGTTGCAACAAATTGATGATATTTTTAAGGATCAATCTACCCAGATCGAAAGCCCTGTAGAACATGCTAACGGATTATCAATCTTACCATTAAGAACAGGAGACCTTATTGATTATGCACTAGAGATGTTCAAAGAAAAAAATGGTCGTGAACCGAGAGACAGGATCGAGCTGTATAGATGGCTAACTCCTGAGAATTTACCAGAGGTGATAAAGTCATTTTATGGTAAGGATAGGGATGGGATCACTAATTGCGAGGTTGTTCGGATAAATGGTGCAAAACTATCATGGGAATCATTTAGGGGAACGATAAGAAAAAAACACAAGCACCTGAAATAAAAGAAAAAAAACCGAAATTTCGGTAATTTCGGTAATTTCGATATACCCCAGAAAGAAACCGTTGCACTCTGAAAAAAGGCCAGAAATTCAGGCCAAAAAAAAACCCGCCATACAGGGCGGGTTAGTAAATATTTTCAGAGCAACGATTATGACCAACAACAGCAAAAACAGCAATACAGAAAAATCCCACAAAAACCACTTGCGGAAAAATTCACAGAGCGGTAGTCTAAAAAAAGCACTGGCAAGCCCACAAGCTAACCAGCGCGTCCCTAGACAAATTAAAGGCGGCAAAGTAGATACTACGCAACCGCCACACGTTAGCGGTTTTTTTGTGCCTGTTAACCTGAGCGGCGATGATACCAGTTTGCCGCGAGGGTATGGAATAAAAAAGCGTTCACGCGTGAATACATGCGGTGGTGTTCCTTTAAGCCACCTAGGGACTCGCGGCAGTTTTAAGACTGTCAGTGCTAACACCCTAGATAACATAAAGGAATTAACCGCTATGAATGCGACTACTCACGGCACCGCTACGCCTGTAGCAGCCATACAGGGCGTAAGCCCTCACTCATGCAGTTGTAAACTGCTTTCTTCAGTCCTATCGGACGCTATCACCAAAGCTAAAACAGAGGCAGCCACGGGCGGCAAATTCGGCACAGCGAATGCTTATGCTGAATTGCTCCAAAAGTTTCACGCTGCCATTCTTCCGGGCTTCATCTCTGAGACCAAAGGCAATACCTCACAGCTAGCACGTTTGCTAGGTCTGGATCGTAGTACCGTGCAGAGCTACGCCAAGTCCGCCGGACTGGATCACCTTATTGGCCGTCAGGGGGTGAAGTCATGACAGTGCTATCACCAGAAGCTCAAAAGCAATTTGTTCGTATTGAAGAGATAGCAAGGCCATCCGCAGCATTAAAAACCTGTGAGTTAGCTATGGAAGCCCTTCACGTTACCGACCTGTCATCGGTTGAAGTCGTCTTAATAGGTGCTAACGAATGGCTACAGCGCTTTATCAATGTCGAAACGGACTACCTTGAAGCATTAAAAACCGATTCAAAGCATGTTCGTAATGATGATGAAGACTTTGAGCGCCTGAGTGAATTAAACATGATTCATTCACACTTTGACGTTTGTGCAACCGTGCTGGGCGATCACAAAACCGATGAACTGCATTCAGTTGCGCAAGTGCTTATCGGGGCGGCCTCAGAGCTGTTTTGTGTCTATAGCGATTGGGCGGGACTGGATAAGTTCAAGGAGGTGGCGTAATGACTGCCCCTACTTCAAACAAAATCCTACCCTATCACCTACGCCTTAAACTCATCCGTAATAGCATTTCTTGGAAGATAAAGGGACTTCATGGGCAAGCGCGCGTTCGTCGCTGTTATGGCCTCTGGTGTGACCACTTACGGGAGGAGCTTTCATCATGAAACAGCAAATCACAGCACTGCTTACACGCATGGCAAGCACTACAGAAGGTCTGAGCGGCGTTCTATGGACTGCTAAGTACCATGTCGGGGATAAGCAAAAGCTGGATAAAAACATCCAAACCATGCAGGTGCAGCTTGACAACCTACAGGCTGATTTAAACGAGCTGAAAGCGTTGGAGGTGAGCCAATGACAGCCCCGACAGAACAATTGGTTATTCCAATCACTGAGAAGCAACAAGCCGTTACGGAGTCGATGACCTTTAAAAGTGACTTAGCACGCGATTCCTACGTTATTCAACAGCGTGCCTATGGTTGGGAAGTGTTTCTCAACTATCAAGGCGTGAACCAATACGGTGTTGAGCTTTATTCTATTACTCGGAGGGCTTTGTAATGGCTATTGCAATTTTCAACGATCAAGACGTTTTAGCAGGTCAGAAACTGGGAATATCGACGGGTAAGGCTATCGGCCTCATGGTGATTGCCGGCGGATGTGCAAGCATGAACGTGTATCACATGGGTAATACGCTAACGACCAAGCTATTGACTCCTGATAGTTCTATTTTCTTATTCGCGTTAATTTATTTTATCGCGCTGTGTATTGCCTTTATGGAGATACCAGTAACGGAGGAGATAGTCACACAGGCAGCCAGAGGCCGAAGCGCTGTAGGTCATAGAATCATGCTCCTGATTGTCATTACCATGGCAGCCGGAGCAGGATTATATTCGATTACCTCAGACGCAGATAAACGAGCCTCAACCGTAACGGCACACGATACCGCCGGGCTATCCTACCAAGACCGAGCGCAAGCATTAATCTCTGATAGGAATATTGCCCGTTCCAATGCAACCACCACCGCAGAACGCAGCAAGGCCAATGCAGACTACTACAGAGCACTTGCTTCTTTGAGACTGGAGCAATCGACTCATCAGTCTAGTCGCCCTGCACTAGCAGTTAAAACTGACTCGGTTTTTCATTGGGTATGGGCTATCGGTTTCTCGCTTCTGTGCTCAATCGGTGTGGTGGTTATCACGGCTTATTTGACTAAGTACCATAAGCCCCTCACCGAGATTCCGCGTGTATTCTTCAAAACCAAAGAGGAACAAAATTGGACGATGAATGATGATGATGTTCGAGTTATTCCGGCTCAAGTAGACTTGGCTGGAGGTTCATCAACGCGAGCGGCTAGAAAGTCGCTCACAAACCAAGTTGAACCCCTCCCCCGGCACGTTGAAAACGTGGACTCTAACAAGCATTCAAGTGGTGACACTGAAAATCGCCCCGCACCAGAAGATACTACCCTCGGGGCGGTTTCAAATACTCAAAATGATGTTGGTGTACGTACACCAAATGACCTTACTGAGAAGGGCGGTAAAGTTGAGTATTCAGAGAGCCATTATCAGCAGATAAAGCAGGGTGTTATTAGTGGTGATATTAAGCCAACTATACGGCCTGTTAAATCTAAACTGGTATCGATGAAAGTAAAGTTCGTGGACGATGCAGCGAGGCAACAGAAGGCTGGTGAAATACTCGATCAGCTAAAATCTGAAGGTGTCATTCTGGATAATCCCGACTTCGGAAAGGGTGGACAGATTGTTGCTAAGTACATCCTGAATTCAGACTATTCAGAGCCGAGCATCACGAATGATGACGATGAAATAGGGCAGTACGATCTAGCGACAAGATGCCCACATTGCCACTCAGTGAATATCACCGATGTTCTGAAGATTGAGGCGCGAAATGGAACGGTAAAGTGCACGGATTGCGGCAAAGGGCATATCGCGCAAACTCATCCTTATGACTCATCACAAAACTATCTTGAGCTACTGGAGGAAGCCAAGCGTAGCACCTAAACAACAATAAGCAGGTGGGCGGTGTTAGCCGCTCATCCTGCATAACCTTATGGAGCCGGGCTACATGGTACTCCCTCAAAAACAAGTTGTTTTTAGTATCGAGGACTATCACCAGAAGATACGAAAACAGAAACCAGCCTTCACAGACCGCCTGTTAACCATTGATGAAGTTGCCGAGAAACTGAATGTCAGCAGACGCACAGCCTACCGGATGGTGAAGGAAAACGACTTCCCAGAGCGCAAACGTTTGTCATCGTCAACAGTACGTTGGTCAGAGTCAGAGATTGATAGCTGGTTACGCAGCAGATAAGGAATGAACAATGAATAGCACAATAAGAAAAGCCCCTGATACGGGTATATCAGAGGCCAAAGATAAGAACTTTACAGTAGTGATTATAAAACAACCTTTCACGGTCGAGCAAATGCTTGTTAACGGTAAATGGATGAGAGGTGATTTATGCAACGGATAACAGATATTCAGAATCGCCTCATTAGTGATTTTGGATTTAAGCAGCGTGGGAAATATCTGAGAGAGGGTGTGTGTCCTAAGTGTGAACAGAAGTCACTGTTTATAAAAGCTGATGAACCGAACAATGTTAAATGTGGACGTGTGAATAAGTGTGATTACTCCACTATGACGCGGGAGCTATACCCCGACCTATGGCAAACACTAGAACAACGCTTCCCAGCTACACAACAAGACCCTAATGCAACGGCGAAAGCTTACTTGAGGTCAAGAGGCATTGACCCGGTAAAGTGTGTTGCTGAGTTTGTACAGGGGCAGCGTTTTGAGTCTGAAGCCATTAGCGACCCAAAAGGCACTTCAACGGTAAAATTTACCTTACCCAATGGTTCGACTTGGGAACGCTTCATTCAGGTGATTGAAATGCCTGATAAACCGAAGAAAGCACACTTCACAGGCGGTTATGCTGGTTACTGGTGGCAACCTTCAAACTTTGATCCCCAACGTGGTCAGCAGGTGTTTCTAGTTGAGGGCATTATCGATGCATTGTCGTTAATTCAGTCGGGATTCCATGCTGTAGCATTGATGAGTTGCAACAATTGGCCTGAGAGGTCACTGAAGGCGTATCTGGATAAAGGAATTAAATGGGTAGTTGCCTTAGACAATGACGATGCAGGGCAGCGTTATAACCATCAGTTTTATAAGGATCTGCTTAGACTCAATGAACGTGCAGAGGTTTGTATAGCGCCTGAGAAAGACAAACGCGATTGGAATGATCTGTTAAAAGCCTGTAAAGGCAATATCGGGCGTGATGATATAGAGGCATGGTTTTATACAGGTTCGTTACTGACATCGGCCAATGCTAAGAATAAAGCGCTGAAAATCGCAGAGCGAACCCACAGAACCAGCTTCACATTTGATTTTAAGGATCAGCTTTACTTTGCCAAGTACAGCGAGAAAGAAGAAGAGAACCCCATTCAAATTGAAAATATCGCCAACTGCAAACCTGAGTTCGTGTATTTCCAAAAAGACACCGTTACTGAAGAAAGTGCTTACTTCCTAAAGATCAGTAGACCCGGCACGAAGAAGCCCTATAAGGCGGTATTTGCAGCGTCAGCACTGGCTACCCCTAGCGAGTTTAAAAACCGCCTTCTGAACGTTGCACCGGGGCTTATGTTTACAGGTGGTAAACGTCAACTGGAGATGCATCAAAAGGAATACTGGTTTAGTGATGCCCACTTACCAGAGGTGCAGACGGTTGGTTTCTTGGGTTATGCAAAGGAGTTGGGCGGTTGGGTGTTTCAAGGTCAGGCGGTGTTTGATGGCAAGTTATACAAAGCTAATGAGAATGATTTTTTTGATTTGCCCGATGACAAGCAAGTGAAGACCTCATTCAGGCAAGATAATATTCATATCGGTTCTGTTGATTCTGCTCATAACCCTGATTTATGGTTATCGGATTACAAGCAAGCGTTCGGAGTGAAAGGGCTTGCGGCGCTGGCTTATTGGGTAGGATCGTTCTTTGCTGAGCAGATTAGAGGTAAACAAGCCTCTTACCCATTTTTAGAAATGTCTGGTGAACCCGGTACAGGTAAATCAACTGTACTTGAGTTTCTCTGGAAGTTAACAGGCCGTGCTGATTACGAGGGTATCGAACTATCCAAAGCGTCTCACGCGGGAAGGTGGCGTTCATTGGAGCAATTAGCCAACTTGCCTTTGGTATTGATGGAAGGCGACCGCAGCGAAGCCACCGGAAAACAGAAAGGCGCGTTCGATCTTAATGAAGCAAAAGGACTTTATAACGGTAGGGGGATGAGGTCGGTTGGTATGCGTACTGGTGGCAATGAGACCAGAGAGCCACGTTTTAGAGGTGCGCTGGTGATTGCTCAAAATGCATCGGTAGACTCAGAAAGGGCAGTTATGGAACGAATCAACCGGATTCATTGGGATAAGACGCATTTAAGCACAGCAGGTTATGACGCAGCTAGTCGCCTGAGAGAGTTGGACCTTGAAGCAATCAATGGTTTTATGACTGCCTGTATTACTCAAGAATCGTTGTTTCTGGAGAAGTATCAGGAAGGTTATGACGCGGCATTAAGTCGCCTGAATGATCATGCTGAACTCGGTAATCAGCGTATTCGCCACAATCACGCGCAGGTGATGGCCATAGCACATGCGCTGAAGGCGACAAAGATCTTAGAGGGCTTGTTACCAAGTGACTTGGAAGACTTGGATAATTACATCGAACAAAGTTGTGTGGATCGTCACCAGTGCCTAGAAGCTGATACCCCGTTATTGTCTGAGTTCTGGGACGTGTATCAATTCCTTGAGTATGAGACTCACTTTAATGTGAATCATAGTAAGGAAGAGGGCAAGATAGCTATCAGCATTCCTCAGTTTACATGGGCAATGGCTGAGGTGAAGCAAAAGCCAATTGATATGACGCAGCTCAAAAAGGAGTTGAAGAACAGCAAGCGCTTTCCCTATCTCGACAGGAAGTCTGTGCGGTCTAAGATCAAGGACGGTTCACCCGTCATGTGTTATGTATTTACCGATACAGAAGCCCAGCAGAGAGGGCAGCAGTACAAAAAAGCAGCCTGATAGCTCCATCACTTCACCAAGCCCGGATTATTCCGGGCTTTTTGCGTTTTGGGCGGCGCTGTACGTGAATCTTTCTGGTGTTTCGTGGGGTAAGTGCCATTTCATGCGCTGTACGCGCTGCATAGTGTTGTTCGGAAAAGGTGGTTTTGTTGCTAACGGTATGGGTGAGGTGAGCTGTTGAATTAAGTCTTCTATTGAGGCTGATAGCTCAGATATTCCATTGATCTATGGATGTAATCACTATAACGGTATAAGTGAGCTAAGTTATTGATTTGTGGTAAGCGCGTAAAAAAGAAGGGGGGGTATGGGAACGCGATTACATCGATTACATTTTTACTATTCCTATATTTATCAATACTTTAAGTAGTGTTTTAAATATTACATAATCGATTACATACCGATTACATGTAATAATTACATGCGATTACATTTTGATTTTAGGAGTATATTTTATAAGTAACTGTTTTAATTGAACTAATATCCGTTATTGGGCTTTTTTTGTGATCGATGTAATATTTTTCTTATTACAAAAGTGATTACATTTCTGTTTTAGTTAAGTGATTGAATTAATTAGTTATTTACCGTTAATTTTTGCCTTTTGTAATGCATGTAATCGATGTAATCG